CACTTTTGCAACCGTTTAACATTTTGGGTTTCACGATTTCCATGATTTCTTTTGCTTCCATTTTGTTTTTGATTGATGTTTCCATTTTTATTGATTTATTGATTTGTTTTGAAGTTTGCGCACGCGATTTCAAGTGCTTCACGGTAATTTTTCCCGTCCCATAATTCAATTGCCTTGTCTGCAATTTCACACCGCTGCAAAATACATTGTTGATGAATTGGTGATGATTCAACAATTTGAAATTCATAATTCTTTGTTGTCATTGGCATCGCAGCAACAAACAACACTTTTTTCACGCCAACCGCCATCGATTCTGCCTGACATTGCCAAAAATCTTTGTGTTTTTCATCAACTACATCGTACATTCGAGCGAAAAAACCATCCCATGAAACACAACATTTGGTTTCAATCCCTATTCGTTCACCTTTATACATGCAAACGCCATCAACAGATGCGCCGCCGTTTTCGTAATTTTTAAACTTTTCAAAACCCATTTCAACAAAGTCGGAAATCAAGCCATCATCAATCAACTGATTGATCAAATTTGTTTCATTTTGCGTTCCCCATTCCATCTGTTTCGCGAATGTTTCCATGTCACGAAAACCCGTGTTTCTTTCCATTCCAACCTGAAAAATATATTTTTCCGCAGGGGCGCCAAAATCAACCAATTTTTCAATATGTCCCCACGGCATTTTTGCCGTTGAACTTCCACACGACATCAGATCTTTTACTCTTGATCCAGTGAAACGCCCTGCGCGATCAGCAAACCACTGTTCAGTCCTTTGTAACGATTCCGTTTCATTGGAATCAAACGAACCGATCATTTTGAATTCTGATGTGATTTCGTTGAATTCCTGCATTTAATTTTGTTCTTTTTTATACTTCAAATCAAATCCAAAATCATTCGACACCGCGCGGGCAACATTTCTCCCAAACACGTTTCCAAGTGTTTCAAACGCATTCCCAATCGCTTCTGACCTGACCGCAGGCAAACAATATTCCAATGCGTTCGCTTTTTTTCCTTTCGGGAATTCATGAGCAACTGACTTTGAATCACATTGAACGGGTTTCGACGCGCTGCCCGTGAACGACATGTGATCCGCGCCGGGGTAATCTGGCAAAGCAATGATTTTAACAGTGCAAACAATTTCATTCAAAACATTCATATATTTTTCATCAGCAACTTCCCATGTTCGAAACATGCGGTCCGCGATTGCTTCTTTTATTTGAATAGGTGCATATTGTGCCGACTTCCCGCCACCAATATCACGCGATTTCAACCACACATCCTGCGGCTGTGCTGCCAATGCTAGTTTGAAACTTTCAACATCTGCAAACCTGTAAAATTCAATTTTTTCGTTTTCCATTTTTTTAATCTAAAAATTTTAATTCATCAACACGCCATGAAAAATCGTGCATCGTGCAACCGTGCCATTTGCCGTCCCTATGTAAATACACGTCAACAATCCAACCTGTTTCAATTACTTCTGCGCGGCGTTGTAATTTCATTGTCCTTTAATTTTTAAAAAACACTTCACCACCTTCCAACAACACTTCGCCATTCTGCAACGTTTCTCGGCTGAAATCCCCTGTGATATTCACAATTATTGTGACATCAAGTTTTTCACCCATTTGTTGCAAAAACACTTTTGTTTTATTATCAATTGGCACGTTGTCAATCCATAAATAGCGCAACGCCTTTGGTTTTTTACTCAACAAATAATTTTGTAGCAATAAACAAATCAATGGTTTCTGTGTTCCAGAATAAGAAGTCAATTTTCTGTCTTCCATTTCTATGTTTGAAAAATACTTTGGATCAAAGGCGCCGTTGTACGTCATAAAAATCTCCATTGCATCACCGTCCCTGTTGACGTTTATTTTTAAACCTTCGACACCTGTGTTTACTGATGATAAAAGGGCCGCATACTGTGCGCGAAGTTCTAAAACATTTTTGTTGGCGTCCCTCCACGACAAAAACGCATCTAACATTTGCCGTTTTTTATTATTTGCATTTGCTGAATCGATACGTTTTGTCAGTTGTTCAATTTCTGTTTTGATACCTTCATCTGAAACAACCCGTGAATCTTCCAACACGTATTCCCTACGAATCAAAGTCAATTCATCCAACAACTGTTTCACAACTTGATCACCAGTCCATTCAGAAACCTTTGTTGTGATCTTGTCACCATCAAATTCAACCAATTGATTCAAAACCCCGCAGGTTGCCCCGTCATTATTGAACGCCGCAGTCAAAGCCCCAATGAAAGTGTTTTTTTCCTCTAATGTCAAACACTTTTGATCGACTAACGTTTGTAAATCGGTCTTTATACCGTTAAACGTGTGAATGTTTTGTGAATATTGTGTTTTTTTCTTTTCAAATTCCTGTTCAATCTGCCTGTTTAATTCCTTCAATTCATTGTTTCTTGACTTTATTTCGTTGATTTTAGCGTTTGCGCGGTTCATTATACCACACAATTTTTGTTCTTTTACGCTTGAAACATTGTCAAATTCGAAAATCTTTTGCTGTTTTTGTTGTGTTAAATCAAACGAATCGATAAATATTGGCCACGTTTTATCATCATCAACATCAATTCCCAATGGTTCCAACTGATTTGCAAAACCACCAACACTTTTTCTTTCAAATTCACGCAATGACCTTTCGTTTTCGGCAACCTCAATTTGTCCCAAAATAGAATCGTTCCATCCGCTGTGTTTTTTGTCAAAGACAACACCCAAATCAATCAATTCACTTTTAAACAATTGCAATAACAAATTTTTCTGAATCGTGGGGTTTTCTGACATCAGATCATCCATTCGCCACGTTAATTCAGTTTGCAAAGTTTTTAAGTAATTTGCGGGCGTAGCTTTCACACCATCGATCACAGGGTTTTTGATCTTTTTTCCTGTTTCATCTTTTTGATACAAAATAAAATCCAAACCGCCATCCTCCGTTGATTTACAACCAACAAACAAACGCGTGTCACCATCCATCAATTGAACTTCCTGGTCAATATTCCCAAACAATTGTTTGTCGTGCTTCAATACGTCTGATCCTAACGTTCCCAATTGCAATGATTTTTGCAATGTGGTTTTTCCTGAACCGACCGACCCTTTTATGGCAATTAAATGATTTTCTGAATCAAAATCCATTTGACAGGAATGTAAAATCCCCATCTGTTCATGTATTTTTAACCCTATAATTTTAACTTTTTTCTGGTCCAATTTTGATTGTGATTCCTGTGGCATTTATTATTTTTTTTAGTGTTGACAACCTTATATCTGATTTTCCGTTTAAAAAATCACTTACTGTTGAAATCCTTAATTTGTTTTTTTGGCAAAATTCAGTCAGTGTTGTTTTTGATCTGATCGCCTGTTTGATTTCTTTTTCCATCTATTAATGTTTTTAAAATTGATTGATACCAACCAACACATTTGTGAAAATGATGCGGTTTGAAATAGTTATCATCAAAACAGGGGACAGCAATTTCCATCGCTTGATCAATTGGTGTTTCAGAAATTTCAATTCCTGATTCTGTTTCCCAATCAAATATGTTTTTGAATAAGTCTTTGAACGACAAATCCTTTTTCCCTACTTCTGTCACGAAAACAAACCATCCCAATGATGTCATTTCGTTTTTATGAACAATGGCGGTTTCCTCCGCGTGTGTGAACCTATAAATCCCGCAAAAACCTTGTTTATCAAACGCGCTGCGAAGCATCCATAACCCATTTTTTCTTTTAACGTCAAACAATCCGTGAAAATTAATCACGTCCGCAATATGTTGTTGGTTTTTCTTTTTCATCTTTTCCGTTTATCCGTTACAATATTACGCAACAAAGTAAACAAAAACAAGTGTTGTTGAAAACTTTTAAATTCTACCAAAAATTATATCGACATAATCTTTCCAAACACCGTGTTTGATACCTGCTTCACGGCATGCCATGTCAGTCATGATGTCGCGCAAAACCATGTTATAAACCCTACAATCCCAAAAGTGATTCTGAGCAGCCGAATTCACCTTCACCCATCTGGCACTGATTCCCGTTCCTTCTTTGCTTTTTTCAACGATCCTGTGTTCGCCCTCAAAGTGACTGAAAAAATATCTGTATTGATATTTCAACTTCTCTGGCATTGGGAAATTCATGAATTCTGTTGGCTGATCGTTTTCATTGTCCCATTTCAGTTTCATGTATTCCGCCAATTCATCTTTTAATTGATTAACTTCAACTAAATACAAATCCGAACGTTCTTTTGACAAACGAAACGTCGGTGTGTCAACACCAAATCGACGCCCTTTTTCCGCGTCTTTTCCTTTTAATCCCACAACAAAAGAATTGTTCTTTTCAATAAACGAATAAGGCGCACCCATGAATGTATTTCCCGTGTCAATTCCCGTGATAAACGCTTTCATCCTTCGCCCTGTGTCGGTTGTATATATTTTTTCAATCACTTCCTGAAACACAGGCCAAACCGAGTTTTGCACGCCGTGTTGATAGGACCATTTAACGCGATCCGTGGCGTCCTTCTGCGCCCGTGTTTGATTTGGAATAAATGTTCCGATTGATCCGTGATCGATTGAATAATTCGCCCCGCTTTCGGTCCATGCAACGCATTCCCAATCCAAACGCGCGTCATCCATTTTGCCGTTCAAATCCGACGCCAACGTGATCAACACGATCTGCCCGTTCCCATCCTTCACCGAAAGTTGTTCCGGTAAAGTTCCGCATTCGTAATCGCGAACATTTTTTTGCAAATCATTTGCTTTTGGAGTGTCACCCTTTTGTTCATAGGTTTCACCCAAAACAACATTCACAAATGTTTGCATTTGCTTTTCATCCGTTTTCCCGTTTGGCGGATTCGCTTTTAAGTATTGTCGAACATAATGTTCCCAATCGTACATTCCAGGGGGGGCATATAATGATGAAATGTGGTAACTATAAAAACCGCTTTCACTTGATTTTGCTGTTGGAATCCATTGTCCATCCATTAAAAATTCATGTTTTTTTCGATCATCAAAAAACCCGCCGCATTCCTGGCAAATATATCCCACCGACCCATTGATTAATTCGCCCTTTTCATCAAGTTTGTAATAAATTCCCGCTGTGCCGCCCTCCACATCAACCGTCCAATATAACGCAATAAAGGTTCCGCAGCATTGGCACGGGATGTGATATCTCCTTTGATCTCCTCGTAAATAAAGCGGTTCAATATTTGAAGTTTGTTTGACTTCTGGTGTTGAAATATAGTACAATTTCATTTTGTCACCATAAGCAGCAAAACGCTGTTCAATCAATTCAGTTGTGGTCCCTGATTCTTTTGTCGCACCTTTTGCCGCCTCGAAATCATCAATAAAGCCGTATCGAACAGATCGTTGACGCAAAAGTTTGTGATTTCCCGCACTGCCTGCAACTAATGATCCGCCTGGAAACTCTTTTGATTTGTTCGTGTCGCCCGTTCGTGCATTTCTTTTTCTTAAAACATTTGGTCGTATCATTGGACGCAATCCACATGAATCAATCATTTGATCAATTTTTCCTGCCATTGCTTCTTCTGCCAAATCTTGATGCCCTGTCAGAAATAAAATATTTCCAGGAACCTGTGAAATAATATATCCAATCCCATTCTCAATAATTCCAGTACTAAATCCCACCTGTGCGCCTTTCATTACCGCAATTTTTTTTGCGGGGTGTTCTGGTGAAATAGTGT